CAAACTCTCGCAAATAAAGAAAGGGGCATTTGCCCTTTTCTCTATACAATAACTCAAATCCGTAGTATACTACACTTCTAATTTAAACACACAGAGAAATTTATGTCATACTTTTTGAAAACTGGTAACACTTTCCGCGTCACTAAGAAAGAGGCGTTGGACATCACCGAGAAGTTGCCTGCAGGTAATTACATCATTCAAAAGAATGAAATGACCGGTGAATTGTTCTTGGAAAAGATTGATGCTTTCCAAGCAATCGGTAAAGTCTATGGTGATTCACTAAAGAACACTGACCGAATCGTTAACACATTCTTGGATCGCCCTGCGACTACAGGTGTTATGTTGACTGGTGAAAAGGGTTCTGGTAAGACATTACTTACTAAGAACGTTTGTATCAAGTTGGCTGAAATGGATATCCCAACAATCGTCATTAACGCTCCATGGTGTGGTGACAAGTTCAACAATTTCATTCAATCAATTGAGCAGCCTTGCGCTATCTTGTTTGATGAATTTGAAAAGACTTATGACCGTGATGACCAAGAGAAAGTTTTGACTTTGCTTGATGGTGTGTTCCCAACTAAGAAATTGTTCTTGCTGACATGTAATGACAAGTGGCGTGTTGATTCACACATGCGTAATCGTCCTGGTCGTATCTTCTACATGATGGACTTCAAGGGCTTGGATGCAGATTTCATTCGTGAATACTGTAATGACAAGTTGAACAACAAGGAACACATTGGCTCTATCGTTAACGTGGGTTCATTGTTCGCTGAATTCAACTTTGACATGTTGAAGGCATTGGTTGAAGAAATGAATCGCTACAACGAAACCCCTCAAGAAGCATTGCAAATGTTGAATGCTAAGCCAGAGTTCGACTCGGGCACTGAGTACGAAATCGGTATCGTACATAACGGTAAGAAAATCGACTATGGTCGTGGTAAGTTCGAGGGCAACCCATTGCAACCAAAGGGTGTTGCTGTAGACTTTGATCCTGATCCAGAGAACCAAGAAGGTGATTACGAGTACAAGGTGTTCAACCCTAACGCATTGATTAAGGTCGATGCAAACAAAGGTGAGTTCATCTTTGAAGACAACGGTACTACTTTGACCTTGACTCGAATCAAGAAACAACAGTACCGCTACTACGATGCTTTCTGAAAACGAAAGTATTCATTTTAAAAGAGCACTTCGGTGCTCTTTTTTTCGGTTGACAATAAATGGTTTTGGTTGTATAATAGATACATAGACAGCAACAAACAGGAGTTGAAAATGGAACTAACAGTTGTGCAAGGTGACAAGATTCGTTATACATCAGCCGCAGGTACTCGTGTTGCTGTAGTAAAAAGTATTACAATTGCACCAACTGCAAAGCCCAATCATTCAATTGCTTGGTTGAACCTTACAGTTTTCGGTGGCAAATTCCCCAGCAATATCAGCATTCCAGCAGATTCAGGCTCTTTAAAGGCATTTAAAGTCGAAATGGCTTGACAATAAATGGTTTTGGTTGTATAATAGATACATAGACAGCAAAGAGAAGGAAACAAAATGTCATTCGAAAAAGTCGTGTTAGATAAAGTTGCTAAAGTTCTCAAACAAGAGCGCCAAGCGTATTTTGCATACGGTACACTTTTTGTACAAGCCCCCGAGCGTGACGCCCGTCGTGTCTTCTCTATGCTTTGCAAAGAATATGACTTTAAAGTTTCCCCAAGCAAAGTCGGTGACGAATTTGCTTACGATTTTATTGCTTGACAATAAATGGTTTCGGGTATATAATAGAATCTTAAACAGTAAGAAAGAACACAATGACTCCATTGACTACACGCCAAAAAGCTCTGATTGTTTCCAACATTGTCAAAGCTGTAAAGAACATTGATAACCTCAACAAGACAGGTTACAACTACATTTATAACTGTTCGGGCTTCATTGCTCACTATGACATGTATGGTTTCATTGCAAGCTATTCAGGCGAATCATTGAAGCGTGATATTCTTTCTTACGCAGGTCAGAATCAATGGAAAAACTTTCGCCAAGGCGAACGTGACTATGAATACTACATGGCTAAGGCTGATGTGTATAACGAAATCGTTTCTCAAATCGTTTAAGGACTCACAATGAAAACATTTATTCTCGGTACAATCTTTGGTATCATTGTCGCTACCGTAGGCTTCTCTGGCATTGCTAAAATGCTTGATAACGGTGTAGAGAAAACAAAATCAATCGCAGTCGAATCCGCAAAATGAAATACATCCTGCTATTAACCGCAGTAGTCTTCCTGCTATCAGGTTGCAATGAAAATCGTGACCGCACAACAGGCATTGCTGACTACGAACTCAAAGCAGAAGATTGTGTAGTCAAATATATTGATAACCCTCGTGGTCACAACTTTTTCATCGCTAAGTGTCCGGCAGCAAGTGAGACAATTAGCTGGCAACAGCAACAAGGTAAAAGTAGCTATACTACCGCTACTGTAGTGACAAGCGAGAGCCTGCGTATAAAATTAGCTGAGGTTGAAGCTAAAGAAAAAGCATTGGCTAAGTTGTCAGTGCAAGAAAAAGTTTTGTTAGGTATCAAGGAGTAAGTAATGGACAAGTGGATGAGTATTTGCTTAATCTGTGTCGTGTTTGGTATGTTCAGCCCTGTGATTTTCATGGAGCGTGGTAAAACTGAATGCCGAGTAGAAGCTATCAAAGCACAAATGTCGGCTGACGACATTATCAAATTGTGCGGTAAGTGAAATTCAAACGTAAACAACTGGAGGATAAGATGGGTTTAGATATGTATGCCTATGTTGGGCGCAAAGGTCAACGTGATGAATTCTATGCACAAGATGACATTCAATTCAATACAGAAACTCAAGACTGGGACGTACCTGAAGGTGGTGTCACTAAGCCTGTTGAACTAGCATACTGGCGCAAGCATCCATCACTGCATGGTTGGATGGAACAACTTTGGATTCAACGAGGTCGTCTAGGTCAACATGTTGACTACACTGAATTCAATGGCATTGAACTTGAATTGAGTTGGGAAGATGTAGACGATTTGGAGCGCGCCGTTCGTCACGGTAAACTTCCCTTTACTGAAGGATTCTTTTTCGGTAAGCCTGCGGACAATGCTTACTATGATGAAGATTTGAAATTCTGTGCAAAAGCTAAGGCAGAAATCTTCTTAGGCTTTAAAGTATTCTATAACTCAAGCTGGTAGCACGAATCGGGGTGGTCGTGAAAATTGAAATTAAATTTGTTCCGGAAAAACGCCCCTATCATGTTGATATCAGATGGCAGTCTAGTAATGACTGGAATAGTAATGAAGCGTACAGATGGTGCGAGAAAAACTTTGGACATAGAAACGACAAGTACGACAATCCTCGTTGGTACGGTAACACACGATACTTTACCGGCGACTTCAAGTTTCGTGACAAAAAAGATGCTGAATGGTTCTTGTTGAGGTGGAGTTGATATGAGATTAATGTTAGGTACAAAAGACAAACCAAGTTTGCTGGTCAACGTCAAGCAAGAACACAGTCCTACCCATTTTGAATTCTGGGTAGTCAACGGTAATTGGGACGGCACATACTACAATGGTTATGTTACGGTACATCATCCTTACAACCCGCACTCTAGTTTAGAGAAGGTTGAAATACTTTCTGACAATCAAGACAGGTTACGTTCTAGTGATTGGAGTGGTGGCTACCAAGAAGTATTCAACAACTTCCATGATGAAAGTTATGTTGCGCACAAGCCTGCACCGGTAGTGTATGATGATATGGACGATGACATTCCGTTTTAAGGCTTGACAATAAACCCATTTGGATGTATAATAGACACATAGATTAGATAGGAACACACATGACAGCAAGTTGGATTAATAAGTTGAACGAATCAGATAGCCGTCTTCACAAAGAAGATGTAGTTAAGCAAGCTCTTGAGGCTTGTATTCTAGGCAGTGTCAACGCACAGACATTCTTAGGACTAGCCAAAGCAACTTATAATCCATATGTCACGTTTGGTGTCAAGAAAGTTCCTGACACAGTAGGTATCGTCGGCGCTGAGAACCCTTGGCAGGATTTCAACGAACTGTTGATTCAATTATCTCAGCGCCGACTTACTGGTCATGCGGCACGTGATGCAATTCAAAGTATGGCTGAACGTTTTGACAGTGATGAATGGAATACATTCTGTGCCGCTGTTATGCGCAGGGACTTGCGTTGCGGTATCTCTAGTACAACTATCAACAAAATCTGTAAAAAGACTGATTGGGAAATCCCAGTGTTCGGTTGCCAACTAGCAACTAACAGTGAAGGTCGCCCCGAAATGAAGGGCATCAAACGACTTGAGCCTAAGTTAGACGGCGTGCGTATGTTGATGATGGTCATCCCTGCTGATGACGGTGAGACCAGTATTATCTGTTTTAGTCGCAAC